GACCACAAGAAAAAACGTCAAGGTATCATAGCACAAGAAGCTATAGAAGCAATACCTGAAATGATTAAAGATGATGGTGAATGGTTATCCGCTAACCAAGAACCAATGATTTGGGCATTAGTAAATGCCGTACAAGAATTGACAAAGAAGGTCAATGAACTCGAAACTAAACTAAATAAGGAAAACTAAAAATGGCAGATAAGTATACTAAAAAAGCCGTTGAATCTTCAGAAACTTCTGCACCAGCAGATGCTTGGAAAGATGCTCCAGTTGAAAAGGAACATCAACCAGCTAAAGTAAAATCTGAAGTTTCATATAGGCAACTTGAAAACGAAGTAACAATGATTGATGCTGAGTCTAAAAGACTAGCTGATAGAAAAGCTAAGCTTGTTGCTGAAATGGCTGAAGTTAAAAAAGCAGTTGAGGCGTAATGAAAAATAACTTATAACTGCTCATTCATTTATTTGTTTGGGCAGTTATATAATGATGGAAGATGGTACTTGTGAAAAAAGATTATACGGATGAAGCAAAAATATTATTAATAGTAGCAATAATTTTTTATGTTTTAATCTTTGTTGCTTGTGATGGAGGTTGGAGCATTGCAGGATATGAAATATGAATAATGAGAAAAATTATTCTACACAAACAGCGAGAAGTTACAAGACAGGATTGGTGGATGATAATCTTAGTATTCATCTTAATATCAAGTGGCTTATACAAATTTGTGTTGCCATTTCTGGTGTTGTTTATGGATACTTACAAATTACAAATCGACTTACAGACCTTGAGCGAAGAATGGAACTTGCTGATAGTAGGATATTAGAACTTGTAAATCAAAATATGCTAGATGAACAGGCAGAGCGTGAAGCAATGGAAGAGCGTATAAGTTTTTTTGAAAAAGAATTAAATCTTAATCCATTTAGTTGGAAGAGAAAAAAGAAATGAAAATAATATTAAAATACTGTGCAGAATGTGGTCAACCAATTGAAGACAATGATAGTTGGTTATGCGAAAAATGTAAACCATGAAAAATGCAGACGAAATATTAGAAATTGTTATACGAAGTGAAGAAAGATTAAAAACTATTTTTAATCGTGTAAATAAAATAGAAAAACATTTGTCTGATCTTAATGGCAAAGTTGCAGAACATGAAAAATTTAAAATACAAATTAAATCTTATTGGATTGTAATTTCAGTACTAACCCCACTATTAATTACTTTATTTATAAACTTTATGTAACCCACGATACGCAGTCTCTCTTAATAAATAATAAGGAGAGTTATGCAAAACATAATTGCAAAAGTAATAGAGAGGGAAGGTGGCGATAAGCTTACTAAAGACCCTTCTGACCCAGGCGGTACTACTAAATATGGTATTAGTCAACGAGCTAACCCTGATGTTGATATTGAAAATCTTACATTAGAACAAGCTATTGATATTTATACAGATAAATATTGGCATCCATCAAGAGCAATTGATTTTCCAAAACATCTTATGGATATGTATTTTGACATGTGTGTCAATTTTGGTCAATTCAAAGCAGTTAAAATTGTACAAGAAGCAGTAAATCATAAGTCCAAAAACACACTAAAAGTAGATGGTCGCATTGGTCCAAAGACTTTAGCAGCAGTACAGACCTTAGAGTTAAATAGATTGAGATCATTTAGAATAATGCATTATGTAAAAATTTGTATGGCAAATAAAAAATTAATGAAGTATTACTATGGTTGGTTTCGCAGAACAATGCACATATAAGGATATATATATGCCAAATCAAAATACAACACCTCACATTGTTAAAGATGGCGATGGTCATATTATAGGTTGTCCTCATTGTGGTTCAAGAGATATACGCAGAGATGGATTTGATTACAGAGCAAAATCAAAACGTCAAAGATGGTTTTGCCATGCTTGTCATAAAAAAACATTGTCACCAAAAATTATTGAAGAAAATCCTTTTGTTGTAGAAAAATTAGAAACTGAGGATATACCTGTAGAAGAGTTAATACAACATAGATTAAAACTTTATAAACAGAAACAAGTAGCTAAAGATAGCAGAGAGTTAATTAATATTGATATTAATATAACTGGACCGATTGGTATTGCACATTTTGGTGACCCGCATGTTGATGATGATGGTACTGACTTATCACAAATTATTGCGTATAGTGATATTATAAATAAAACAAAAGGAATGTTTGCTGGTAATCTTGGAGACATTCAAAATAATTGGATAGGAAGACTTGCAGTCTTGTATGGTCAACAATCTACATCAGCTAGAGAATCTTGGAAACTCAGTGAATACTTTGTAAATAAACTTGATTGGCTTTATTTGGTAGCTGGAAACCACGATGTCTGGTCAGGTGATGGTGACCCTTTAGAATTTATTATGCGTGACCACAGAGGCTTATATGAGCGTTGGGGTGCAAGAATGAATTTACGTTTTCCAAATGGTAAACAAATTCGTATAAATGCTAGACACACTTTTAAGGGCAATTCAATGTGGAATACTGCACATGGCGTAGCAAAAGCCGCACAGATGGGTTGGAAAGACCATATACTTACTTGTGGTCATACACATGTAAGTGGCTATCAAGTATTAAAAGACCCAGCTAGTGGTCTTATTAGCCATGCATTGCAAGTGGCATCGTTTAAGATACATGACAGTTATGCAGAAAAACTTGGACTTGATGATAAAAACATTTTTAATTGTCCAGTAACAATTATAGACCCACGATATGAGGATAACGACAATAGATTGATTACAACATTATTTAATCCAATTGTAGCCTCAGAATATTTAACCTATCTGCGACAAGAGTATGATGCAAAATAAATCAATACATTACGAAGAAGCAAACACAGATAATGAGTTTGAAATAGATTGGGATAAGGTTTATGGTATGGATCAATGGAGTAGAAAACTAATAAGTGAGGGAAAAATAGAACCTCCAATGAAAAAGAAGCATGGCTAAAACAAAAATATTAGACATAGAAGAATTTGAAGGTGGTTTAAATAATCACGCTGACCCAAGAGACATTGCTCAAGATGAACTTGCTTTGCTTAATAATTTACTTACTACAAACAAAGGAGCAATAAAAATTGGTTATAGCATATCTGATGTATCTACACCTGCAGATTTAACGTTAAGTGGATTAACGGCTGCAATGAATGGCAGAAATATATATGTATATAATAGTGATTTCAATTCGTCCAATTCAGAAGGTGCTAGTACTTATATTTTATTTAGCAATGGAATAAAATTATATCGACTAGAAGGAAATACCTGGACAGAAATAACAACGTTTGCTGGTGGCATTCAAAGTTTAAATCCTTCTGTAGTAGTATACGATGGAAACCTACGATATAGTGATGGTTCATTTTTACGAAGTTCATCAAGTCCTTATTTAAATAGCAACACTACAATGTTCTATGGACAACTGCGTAGAAAATATTTTAATGCAACTGTCAATACTGTTATATCAAAATCTGTAAAAGCTTCTATAATTAAACCAACGAATGGTAAGGTTAATTTTAATAAAAGTGTCGAAATATCGGCAAATAGACCTACGCAAGGCACATTAGGATTAGAAGTTAATAAAGTAGAATTTACACCTTTAGACTCTTTGTCATTTGGAACTGCATCTTTACCAACAATTAATAATTCAGGTAGTTCTGAATTTACTGATGATGTTATTGATGAGTATGCAGAAATTGGAGAAGCCAATATTGTTATAAATACTGGTTCTGTCGCCAATTCAACTGTAGTTGATGTATATGGCAATACTAGTTATACTGCTAATCAA